GGTATAATTAGATTGTCAGTATCCAGGTTCGGGAAACCTATGGGAAACAGACAGTCTAGTGCTCAGTTGAATTCGCATTTAACTCACATCAACTCTCAGAATTCAAATCTTTTTATTTCAGACAGTAAGACAGCAGTATTTCAAACACAACATATTTTATTAGCTGCTGGCGTTGGAATAATCGCTACCTTGTTAGTCTTATTACTTTGTAGTTGTGTGTTAAACTGTTATCTTTGCAGAAAACTAAAAAGAACGAATGGAGTATCATCACTTCTTGAGCGAAATATCAGACAAAACGGATCTTCTGCCAAAATATATGTTAAACCAGTCATGCAATCCAGCACAATCATCGAAGAAGCCTGAGAAAATATCATTCATTATGTATGATAATTCCTTGCATGAATGTCCTGAAATGCCCGGTGATTCAATTTTAATTAGCGATATTTGTCCACTTAATCATGAACATTTTTGTGGTGGTATACACATACCTAAACAAGAGAACACTTCTCCGAAAGGTAGACTCGCACACGCCGCAGCAGATAAGATAATATGGCCTTGTGGACTAAAATCAATGAAAATCAATGACAGAAAAATTGAAGGCTATACATTCGTCAAATGTCGTTGCGGTAATCTATATCCAACATGGATACCTGGAGAGAGAAACTTCTTTTTTATCACATGTTGTGCCAATGACACCGCTGCAGTTAAGTTGGGAAAGACTGATGGAGACAAATGTCAAAACTGTTCAAAATTTAACAGATGGTACTTCCCAGGTCTAGGATTTAACTCAGATGTAAGTCAATATAAAACGCGATTCTTCTGTCCTGCATGTACTCCAATTCGCGACTTAGTATCAAATATGACTAGATTTGGGTCAACTGTTTTTAAATCACCAAGTTATACTGATATGCTAAAAAATTATGAGTGGAAAAGGAATCTTACAAACAATAGTGAAATCGCGTTTCGCGCCCTTAATTCGCCTTTTATTCAGACTTCCATAACTACCTACAGTAAAATTGACGCAGACGTGAATTCAATGACAGTTACCGAGCTTGTTGCTTCAGTGAATAGAACATGGAATACTGAATTTAAGATAATTCCAATTAACCGCACGAAAGTGCTTTTTAAAGACTATTACAGAGGGAAATCTATCATATTTCATGACAACGATCATTTACATAATCAAATACTATTGACATTAACTGACTGGCATTTCCTATAGACTGATGGTTCCAGACATCTAACCTATCCTCACTACATATCTAAATAAAAACCC